CTGTGAGCTTTTCTTACCTCACCATCTTCCTGACTTGATCCGCCACCTTGATGTCCACCACCACCACCTTTACCACCAAAACACATAAAACTATCCTCTTCTTACTTGCGGTTGAGCCATAGATGCCATAACGCCTCCTAATGCGCCCTGACCTCTGTCGCCTCTAATCTCAGCGACTTTATTCATTAAATATTGCGTCATTACATCTCCACCTTGCTGTGGAGGTTGGCCTTGTGGCCTTCCGCCCTGTGGAGGCTGACCCTGCTGTACAATAGGGCCAAATGCCTGTGGATTAATCGGTGCTATAGAGGCCAACATATCATATGCCATTGTTCTTCATCGCCTCCATCTGTAGCTCTGCCGCATTCTTCTCTCGCTCTAACTGAATCTCAGCCGCGTTTTTCTCACGTTCTAACTGTAATTCAGTCTCCAACTTCGCTACCTTGGCCTGTAGGTCAGCCTGAGCCTTAACCTGCTCGATTTGCATTTTCTGTTGTGCTTCTGCCTGTTTAATCTGGATATTTGATTGCGCTTTAGCCTGATCTGCTTGTATCTGCGATTGAGTTCTAGCTTTTAATGCCTCAGTCTCTAATTGTGCAAGCTGTTGTGCGTATTGCAGTGGATCACCCTGTTGCTGACCTTGTTGCATAGCCGCCTGTAAAGCAGGAATTGGTTGCATTTGAGGCGATGCCTGTACAACTTGAGCCGCCCTCTGGCTAATTAACCTGTCTAATTCAGGGTTCACATCATCAAATGTAAAGTCTGGATCTTTAAAGTCAGGCATTGGCGGCATTTCCATGCCAATACCAGCCTCCATACGAACTCTGTAAAGTAACGCAATATGCTCTGCAATGTGAGCAACTAACACAGGTTGCATTTGTGCCGCGCCTGGATTACCGCCCAGAGATGGATCTTGCATAAACTGTAAGTGAACCGCAATGTGAGAATCATGGTCTTGCTCAGGAAACGCACGAATTGGCTTGCCATACATAACTGACATATTCTCATCAATCGGATCCATCTGAACAGCCTCTTCAGGTTTCTTCAGTATCTCGTCAATGTTGGGTATGCGTATCGCCTCGTACATCCGCTTATATGCATTATATAAATTATGGAACTGAGGTGCTGACTGAGCCATCTGTAAAATAGCCTGAGCCTGAGCAATCCTCTGAGCAGTTGAGAATATGTTGGGGTCACTGACAGGGAGGATGTCAATGCGATCGTTAAAGTCAGCCGCGAAAATCTGTTCGCTTCTGCCTGATAACGAAAATGTAAACGACTCAGGAAGGTTCTCTGCGTTAAGTGCCGCAAGTAATTTGAACTCTTGACCTTGAGCGTAATGCAACCTCTTGTGAATGGCTGAAAAAGCCTTACTACCTTGCTCTATCAAAGCCAGCGTCGAACCAACAGGCGCATTTGGGTTTACATCCCCAACATTTAAATCAGCCGTACTAGCAAATCGCTGTCCTGCCTGAACAATAAATCCAAGCAAATTAAAGAGCGACTGACTTGGCTCCTTAAATGGCAATGGCATAATTGCTTTATTAACATCGTCAACCGTTGCGTCTAAGTCTACGAACTCGCCAGGATTAACCTGAACTTCGCCACCTGAAACTCGACCTCTTAACTTAAATCCACCTTGCATATTTGCGAATGCCGCTGAATCTAGTAACGCCCTCAATGAGCCAGTTGCCGCTTTTCCTAATCCACCAATTAAGTGGTACAGGCCAAAACCCATAAAGCCTAATCCTGGTAAGAACTTGTAAGAGACAAACCAATCTCTCCTAAGTTTGCGTTCGTCGTCTTCTCTCCAGTTTCTCCTGACACTGACAATCGACTGATTATCATAATCAATCGTGACGACATATGGGAAGTGTACTAAATTCTCGTCAGCCTCGTCGTCGTCCTCGTAATCACTAACACCGTCAAACTTCTCGTAGACATGCATTTCCAGCAATGTAACAACTTCATCTTGCTGAGTATCACCGTACTGATCAATGCCCTCGATCTCGCCTATCGTATCGCCAGATGGATCTATGTCATTCCCGTGAAACTCAACAGGAAGATAATAGCCAGACTGAACGTAGCGGTTGTAGTCATTCTTCGGTATTCTAATAACCTGAGTATACCTTGGTGATGTATACAAGTCTCTTGATTCAGGAGCTACAACAAAGTCTTCAGCCTTTACAAACTGAGCGCACTGCCTCCCCATATTCGCATCCCACCAAACCTTTTTGAAGGTCTGACCAACCAAAGGCAGGTGGAATAGCATTTGGTCTAAGTCTGGGAAATACTCAGGCATCTCCTGAGTAATCTGGTAATTCATAAATTCTCTGACACGTCTTGACTGGTCTTCTAGCTCTTGATTCGGATCGCCAACAATAACAGTTTTTACTGGGCCTCCAGATGGGTATAGCTCTGCAATTGCTCTGGCGTTAAACTGTGTTGCCGCCTCAGCTATCATCGGGTGGACTACTGTAGATAAACCACGGGCCGCACGTTCATCTTCTGATTCATCCATGCCACCGTCAGGGTCAACAGTCTTCAATCCATCTTTGTATCGCTCTTCCCATTCAGATCGAGATTCCTTATCTGATTCATAATAAGAAATAAGCGTCTGACCTTTTCTGGATAAATCTTGAGCATCAATTGATTCTACTAGATTGGAATCAAATTCATTCTCAGGCTCATCCATCATGCCATCGTCTAATTCTGGATCTCCGACCAGAACCTCTTCGTCTGATATTTCTTCAACTTGGAAATTATCCGCTGGAGTCGCTTCCGCAAATGGTGCTAACTTTTCAGTGAGTGAAATTGGTGACCTAGCCATACAGAGTCATCCTCCTTGTTTCAACAAATTCGTCATCTTCGTAATCGTTAGTGTGGCTGACAAACCAACCTTTTCTCAATCTTAGCCATGCTTGAGTACATGTGTCAACTATGTCGTCATTATCTCCAGCAGGAAATGCTGAACAAATGTCAATTAAATCTTTAGCCCACTTCTTGTCAAAAGGATAGTAGATTCTTCCATCTTCTAACAATGCGGAACTTGCGTGCGCTCTGGCTTGCTTATCACGGTCAGGTAAATATTCCAATACAGGTATTCCTGCCATGCGTAAATCTTGTAATAAAGATTGACCTGAAGCCTTCTTCTCGATCAACACTGCGTCAGGCTCCCACTCCTCATATGAATCTTGGGCAATGCGTCTTAGGTCAGGATAGCTGACCCTGTCGTACCACATATCAAGAACCATGATGTTCATCATGCCGTCATGTCTAAACACGCCCCACGTTGTCCTAGCTGAGTAGTCTGCGGTTTCCTTAGTGCTGAATGCAGTATCGTAACTCTGAATGACGTACTCGATGTTCGACGGCAAGTCTTGGCTCTCCCAAGGAACCCACCACTTGGCCTTTAAGATTCCACCACCCTTCGGGGATGGTCTTTGCTGTAGCTGACCTGCACTTGCGTAACTTCCAAGTGATTTCTCTAGACTGTCTAGTGTTTTCTTATCTACTCTCTCTGGCCAGAGTAATTCTCCCTCTTTAGTTCTGGGATCAGCAAAGCCTAGTGTTGATATCGTTGGCGTTGGGTGGCCTATCTCATATCGAGCAGGCAAACATAAGTGATCCCATTCTTGGCCAAGGTCGTTAGCTAAAATGTGACCTGCTAAGTCATTCTCATGTACTCTCTGCATGATAATAATAAATGCACCAGTTCTGGGGTCGTTCAGTCTGGTTTGCATCGCCTGATCCCACCAGTCCAGTACACCCTGCCTGACAAGCGAAGAATCACTCTCCCTCACATTATGTGGGTCATCAATGATAATTATATCACCACCCTCACCAGTTAACGCCCCGTCAACCGATGTTGCAATCCTCGCACCAGTCTTATTGTTCTCAAAGCGTTGCTTTTGGTTTTGGTCAGAGGTTAAATCAAATGCATCGCCAAAATGATCTTGATACCAGTTACTGTCGATCAACCTACGACACTTAACGCTATCCCTGACCGACAGAGAGCTTGCGTAAGAGGCATAGAGGAATTTTTTGTCAGGTTGCTTCGTCCAAGTCCAAGCAGGCAGTGCCACGGCCACAGAAATAGATTTCATGTGTCTTGGGGGAACATTTATAATCAGACGTTTGATATCGCCTTCCACAACAGCCTGTAGGTGATCAGAGATTGCATCGATATGCCAGTTGTTTATGAAAGGTTGAGCAGGCTCGATAGACGGCCAACTAGCCTTCGTAAACTCCCTCAATGATCTCCGATACTTCTCCGCCCTCACTTGCTCCAAGGTCAGATTGCTTAAATGCATTTTCAAGCTGTTCAAGTTGGTCATTTGGAATCCTAGTTAAATCTATGATATGTCTCTGCTCAACAGTTGACTGGACTTCCTGTTTGTCCACCCAACCTGCTCGGTTCTTCAGGTAGAAGATCATGGCAGTGTTATCTCCATCCACTGCCTTTGTGTACAATGCGTTAGTCACATTGGCAACGCCCTTGCCACGCCCCCTTTTTAGCGCATCAGAAAACTCAGGAAATTCGTTCTGTCTTTCATAAATTGTCCAGTGACTTACACCCAATACAAGAGCTATTTGATCGACTGTTAAACCTTGGGCTGAAAGGTTCTCCACCTTCTCACAGACTTCTGGAGTTATCTCAAATCTTGGTCTGCCTACTTTTCTTTTTTCGTCGCTCATCCTTTAAACCTTTTCTCAGTGGTTAACCGTACTTTTAATATACACATTATTTTACAAAAAAAAAGCCCCACTGAAGTGAGGCTGATTTTGTTTAAATTTTATCTATTTCTATTATGTGATAATCTAAACTGAACATTGATTTAATTTTTTGTTTACCACTAGCAAGAATTTTTAAATATGTGTAACTACCTTGAGTATTGTTTTTTTCCAAAAGTATTACTAAAAATTTTTTCATTTTATTTCTCCCTTGTTTGTTTCTATAAACAATAAGTACTAGCAATCACTATCACTGTCAATCATTAAATGTAAAATAAAAAAAGCCCCACCGAAGTGAGGCTGATTTTCTCAGGAAAATTTTATAAATACTCTACGCGTTACTTGCCAATGCCGCACTTTTCAGTTCTTTCATAACTTTTTTAATACAAGATTTTATTATTTCATCTTGGACATCATCGTAAATCCTTTTAAGATTTGATCTAGAAACAACATTATCAGCTATTCCGCTAGTATCATACTCATCATACCACTCTATTTCATCCATGAAAGTTGCATCTCTTACCATATCTAAAATAATATTATATTTTTTTTCAACACCTACTATATGATACATATTTCTCTCCCTTTATAATTTAATAAAATTAAGTGTACTTCCGAGTTCGTAATGAAAGTATTCATGTCCGACTTCTAGGCTCGACAAGTTATCGATAACGTCATCGGTAAGATCCCACGCATCAGATTCTTTGATTTCATCCAATGCAACAACCTCTGGCTTTGCATCTCCGTAACCTTCCAACCACTTCACTAAGAATTTCATTTTATTTCTCCCTTGATTGTGGGGAGCGCGAGGCTCCCCTGATTAATTATCTTCTAAAATCTTCTATATTAAAATCTTTAGCTTCTTTTACTGCCTCTTCAAAAACTGTAAAAGGATCTCTTCCTGATACTGTTTCATAACCTTCTATTGTGGCTTTCACTCCATCACCTGTAAATGCAGTCACAACTCCAACACTCTCATAATCGTAACCATTCCAAGTATACTTTATATCCCATACTGGGAAATGAGTTGCCCACTCTCCAGATGCACCATCTGTTGCTCTCTCAAATTTAAACTTTGGTGAAACCTCAGAA